CAATGAGTCTTTGCGCGCTCACAAGAATGGGGCGTGTCGGTGTCCAAGAAAGTAGATGAAGTTCTTGCTGAACGCCTAGAACAATATGGTGAAGCAATAGTTGAGTTCACCGCTATTGGGCGTATTTGGGGCGCACTATTAAAGATTGAAGATATACCACCGCATGAAGTTGCTTTAATGATGGACTCATTAAAAACAGTGCGGTGCTTTGCCAACCCAACTTATTTAGACTCATGGATAGATAAACAGGGATACACCCAACACGGTATGGAGATAGCGCGTGAGTCTTGAACAACGCTTTGAAGAAATGCCAGAGGGCATTGAGTCTGATGATGTTAAAGAATTACGCAATGCGCTCTTGCGTGTGCAGAAACAATTAAAGCAAGCCAAAGAACGCACAGAAGATTTGGTGCTTACAACCCACCAAGCCGCGTATGACGCAATGCTGACATTTGGAAAGATTGCGCCAGTTAAAGAACCTGCATTAGACAAAAGAAAAATAAAAGCAGAAACAGCGCTTTGGCACATGACCGATTGGCAGGGCGCTAAACGCACAACCACATACAACAGTGAGGTAATGCGTACAAGAGTCTTAGAGTTTTGTACGAAAGCCGTAGCCATTACAGATATTCAACGCAAAGATCACCCTGTTAAAGAAGTCTATATTTGTTTTGGCGGTGACATGGTTGAAGGTTTATTTAACTTTCCTAGTCAAGCCTTTGAAGTTGATGCAACATTATTTGAGCAATATGTAAATGTTTCCCGTTTGATTGTTGATGTAGTCCGATACGCATTGGCTAACTACGAAAAAGTTACGGTAGTTCCTGAATGGGGAAATCATGGGCGCATAGGCTCCAAGCGCGACAATGTGCCGCGATCAGATAACTTTGATCGCATGTGTTATGAACTTGCCCGCCAGTTGCTTAGTGGGGAAAAGCGGCTGGCGTGGCAAGAATGTCCTGAAGATATACAGCGCATTGAAATTGGTAATTACCGCGCACTTTTAATTCATGGTGATGAAGTTGGGCGCAATGGCTTTGCTTCTCCTGCCGCAATTGTTGGGCATGTATCGCGTTGGCTTTCAGGATCTTATCCATGGCATTTTAGAGATTGTTACATTGGGCATTACCACACACACAATGAATGGGCTTTGCCAAATGGTTTGGGTTCCGTTTATCAAACAGGATCAACAGAGTCAGACAATCGCTATGCAGGTGTGATGCTTGCGGCTAGTGCTACGCCGTCACAGCGTTTGCACTTTATTGACCCTGTTAAGGGGCGTGTAACTGCGGCATACAAAGTTTGGCTTGATTAAAAAACCTTAATTTTGGCTGTCAAATTTTGCCAATCATTTCTAAAAACGCGGCGTGTCGCAAAAATTTACGCGTAACAATTTTATGTTTTTGCATTTTAAAAAAGTGCGTTTTGTATAATTATCCTGTACCGCAAAAGTGGTGCAGGACATGGAGGCACAAAATGAATATCAGTTTAGATGTAAATGCTTTATTAAATGGTGACATTGTTTATGCAAGTAAATATGGATCAGCGTCACATACTAAATGGCATTGTGAAGATAATTGGATTGCTGGTTACACAACAGAAAAAATTGTAGGATCAATAGCCAAAGAAAATAATGGCAAATTTGCTTGTTTAGTTTGGAAACCAATCAAGTTAGATAATGGGCGCACTCAATGGAAAATTGTTTACTTTAGAACATTTACAAAACGCAAGACCGCTAAAGAGTATGCGTTAAAGCATTACTACAAGCACAGCCCAATACGGGCTAAGCGTCATGGGGTAAGTGCTTAATCCCTGTATTGGGTTTCAATTACAACAGGTGGCAGGCAGTACGCGTTCCACTGGCAAGATAACTCAATGGCTTTCTTAATGATGCGCTTTGCTTCTTTAGGATTATCTTTGCACTTATCAATTCCCATTGCCGCCATTGCACCAAGGGCAACATCACCGCCGCTACCAAACCAATAAATGTTTCTGGCATCACGATCCCAACCGTAATCTTCAAAGATTGGATAAATCACGCCTTGAACCGCAACAAGAAAAGCACTATCCATAAACGCGCTATCTCCATCATCTTTGGCATCAAAACCAGAGTCAATAAAATGCTCACGCAATTGCGGGATAAAAACTTGGGTCATAAATATGTCTAATTTATTTACATCAATAAATTCTGGTGGTTGTGGGGGGATCCAACCTTGCTGAATAAGGTTGCCGCCACGGGAAGCACCAGTAACCGCAAAAATGTATTCACCTTCTGGATCCCAAGAAACTTTTGGGTTGCTAAGAATAAACGCGCCGCCGCCTTGATCCGTGGCGCGAGAGTCAGCGCCAATAATGGCAAACCCGTTGCCCTGAAAAGCCGCCAAAGTGGTCATAGAACCCTCCCCGTAAGGCTCCTATCCTCTCATGCCACGCCGTCTAGCGGGGTTCTTGTAAATGTCGGTGGGTGTCTATACCCTTTTCCCAACCAGAGCCAAAAGGCTCATAAATTATGGAGGAATAAATTATGGTACAGGCAGTAAAAACATTCAGTAATCAAGACAGTTCATTTCAAATTACGGTTTTGAATGATCTGAGTTATCAAGTAATTGAAAATGGATCAGTGGTACGCACCGCCGAAATGGATAAGTGGTATCGCTTTACATCTTCAGTTATTTCCCACATTGAAAAAGATATTAAAAATGGTTATTACCCTAAATTGAAAGTTGGTAATTAATCATGGCTTTTGATCTCAACGCTTACGAAACAGTTGCAGAAAGATTACAACGCGCACATGCTGATCATGCAGATCTAAGAATTATCTGCCGCATCATTGATATTGCGCGAGATCCTGAAACACAACGCCCGCTTCAATACATTGTTGAAGCATCTGTTTATTACGGTGATGTTCTTAAAGCCGTAGATTTTGCAGAAGAAATTGTTGGTAGTTCACACATCAACAAAACATCTGCGCTAGAAAACGCATCAACTTCTGCAACAGGTAGAGCGCTAAGCCTTGCAGGATATTTGGGTATTGATCCAAACTCAAAAAAGCCAACGCGCCCAACTCAACAAGATATGTTAAAAGCATCTCGCGTTGAACCTGCTACACCAAAAACAAAACGCGAATACTCAGAAGGTGAAATTGGTTTAGCAACAGCCGCTATGAGTCAGATTGAAGCAGTCACAACTAAAGATGAACTAAAAGCCATTTGGCGCATCAACGCTGATTTGCTTGAAGCAAAGGTAGATGAGGTTACTTTGCTTGATGCAATCAACAAGAAGGCAAGTGAACTAAAGTGATAGATAGAAATTCCGTCATAATTGCGCGTAATGCACAGCGCACATCTATCGCGGCGGCTAACAACGCATTGCCTAGAACTGGGTCCTTGCGCCGTAAGGTGTATGAATACATTTTGGCGCAAGGACTCAGGGGTGCAACAGATCAAGAAATTGAAAACACATTGCATCTTGATGGGAACACAGTAAGACCAACCAGACTAAGCCTTATTAAAGATGGTTACATTCTGGATACAGGCACAACCAGAAAAAACGCTAACGGCAATGAATGTATTGTGTGGCGCACTATTGAGGAAGGAATGATGTTATGAGCGACAAACAAAAAAAGTTCACACCACCCGCAGGATTTGTAGTAGCGGTGCATGGAAACATTTTGGGAATTAGATCAGTTGCCAAAGAGTTAGATATGTTTCCTGAAGTCCTTGGTGAAGCCATGGAAAAAGCAGGCTTTCAATTTTTGCCTGATCCAATGGATCTTTCCGCAGATGCAACTAAAGTAATTAAATTACAAGATAGACAGCAGACAGATGGAATTAGATTGGTTCAGGAGGTGACATTTAGTGACTCAGATAGTGACACCCGCACAGATTGAAAAACGCCTTTACGATCTTTCTAAAGAAATTGATGAAGCGCACAATGAACTTGTTGAGGCAGAAGCGTCTTACAACAGGATCAAAAGCGCTTATGAAATTTCAATGGCTAAAAGCCGTATGGGATACGCCAGTAAATCTTCACCTGTTGGAAAAAATTACACAGTCCAAGAGCGTGATGATTTAGCGCTGATTGATAATGAGGCGCTACACATGCAGATTGGATTTGCAGAAGCATCAGTAAAAGCCGCTCGCGCAAATTCAACCCGTATAAAAACACAAGTAGAAATAGCCCGCTCAATCGGTACATCAGTGCGTACCAGTTTGGATTTAGCATGACAACATTTTTAATTGCTTTAATTACAGCCTTTATTGGCTACTGGGTTGGTTTTAAAATAGGGGCATTAACTTTGTTGGCTCGCATGAACAGAGTTACGCAGGAAATCCAAATGGTCCTTGATGATCTGAAAACAGATCTTAACCAATGGACAGAAGATGATTTATGAACAGTGAAGATACCGTTGCTGAAACTTTGATTGACCGTTTTGGTTACAAAAAAAGAGAAGCAAAACAATTAGCCAAAGAAATAATCCGTAACCTGCACAATTATGTAACTATTCAAGAAGCCATGCGGCAGAAATTTAGGAGAAAACAATGATTGATTTGCAAGATATGGTCATAAAATCTTTAGGCGCGTATGACAGCCAAAGAGATCGTTCTAAGCAGGTTGAAATTGGTCCAAGTAGCCTTGGTGGGTGCGCTCGCCGTGTCTGGCATGACTTAAAACAAACAGAAAAAGTCAATGAAACGGAAAAATTAGCGGCAATCCTTGGAACTTTTATTCATTCTGGTTTAGACAAAGCCATTAGACGCAATGATCCATTTGAAGATAACTTTATGATTGAAATAGAAGTTTCCCATGGAGATTTAAAAGGTCATTGTGATTTATTTATTAAAGATATTGGCTTGGTTGTAGATTGGAAAACAATTACAAAGTCTGGATTGCGCTATTTTGGATCTCAACAACAGCGCTACCAGATCCACACATACGGTTGGTTGCTTGAAAAAAATGGTTATGAAGTCAAAGAAGTTGCGCTTGTTGGTATTCCCCGTGATGGCAAAATGAAAGACATAGCAATATTGCGTGAACCTTATGATCCTGCTGTTGCTGAAGAAGGCATTGCATGGCTACAAAACATAAAAGATTTGGTTGCAAACAATTCCCCCGCGCCTAAACCAGAAAAGTTTGCGCGGTTTTGTGCTGATTATTGCCCGTATTTTGATCAGACGGGAGCAGTAGGTTGCCCAAGTATGACCAAATAGATTGGGATAACGCGGCGTGTAAAGGCGTTTACACCGATTTGTTCTATTCAGTAGAAGAAGAACGCTCAATCATGCAGTACGAATACATAAACGCTTTACGCAGTATTTGTTCTGCCTGCCCGCTTTGGAAAGAATGTCTTACATACGCTTTTGAAAATGAGCGTTACGGCGTTTGGGGCGGGCTTACATCAGTAGAGCGCATGGGCATAAAAGAATTAGGCAAGAACCCTAATCAAACCAGTAGAGCCATACATGATTTAAAAAAATATGGCATAACAATGGACATGATTATGGAGTGCCTATAATGCGCGGTGATGGTGTAATGGCAACACAACTATCAATCCTGATAGATGCTGACGGTTCAATTCCGATCTCACCGCTCCAAAAAAAAGATTACACAATCAAGCCAATTTCATATCAGTTGGCAATGGAAATTGTAATTAGGGAACATTATTTACACAGAACAGCGCCCGTATCCATGGCGTTTGGATTGTTTTATCAGGATTTTATTATGCCTAGCGGCGTTGTAACTTACGGAATACCACCAAGTTCTACGCTACTTAAAGGCATTTGTGGAGATGATGAAAAAGAAAATGTTTATGAACTTAATAGATTATGGGTTGATGATAAAGTTGGTACAAATGCTGAAAGTTTTTTAATTAGTAAAAGTATGAAATTTTTAGATAAACAAATAATTATTTCTTTTGCTGACACATCACAAAAACACATAGGCGTGGTGTATCAAGCCTGTAATTTTTTCTACACAGGTTTATCTTCTAAATTTATGGATCCAAAAGTTGTAGGATTGGAAGATCAACACCACGCAACTTACGCTCATGGTTTAACAAATCAACAAGTGCGCGAGAAGTACGGTGAAGAAAATGTGTATTTTGTAGAGCGCCCAAGAAAGCACAGATATGTGTATTTTAATGCGCCGCAGAAGCAACGCCAGAAGTTGTTGGCTAAATTGAATTATGAAGTTTTGCCCTATCCAAAGGAGGCGTTATGAGCATCATTAGATCACCACGGCTAGAAAGTAACTTTAGCGTTATGTCTAACGCGGTCATTAGAGATAGCAGGTTGAGTTATAGAGCGCGTGGAGTTCTTTTAGAGATCCTAAGCCGCCCTGATAACTGGCGCGTGTCTGGTGACTCTCTAGCGCGTTCTGGCAAGGAAGGGCGTGACGCAATTTTGACGGCGCTAAAAGAATTACGCGATTGCGGCTACATACGCATGGTGCGCGAGCGCAAAGAAGATGGAACTTTTGTAACTAATAATTATGTTTATGACACACCACAAGATGTAGTGCCGCGCCCTGAAAACCCCACTACGGATAGTGTTCAAGCACCAAGCCCTGAAAAACCGCCCACTGGAAAACCGCAGTTGGATAATCAGGGCATATTAGAAGAACTATCTAAGAAGAACTTAGATATAAACAATGAGTTTGAAATTTTTTGGAATATTTATCCTAGAAAAGTTGCAAAGAAAGCGGCTGAACTTGCATTTGCAAGAGCGGCTAAACACACACCAGTTGCCATAATTCTTTCTGGTGCGGCGCGTTACGCAAAGGATCCAAACAGAGTTGAGGCTTACACAGCCCACGCCGCTACTTGGTTAAATGCACACAGATGGTCTGATGAACCATTGCCAGCAAGAGAAAGAACTTTGGAAGAAAAGAAGGCTGAAGAATTACGGTTGGCGAGAGAAAAGACAGAGCGTGAAAAAGAAGAAAGCCGCCGTTGGTTTGAGGAACAAGAACGCCAGCGCGCAATAGCCGTTCCCCCACCAGAAACATTACGGGAGTTAATGAGGAACATTCAATAAGCAACAATTACCCATAACTGTTACTATTAATGTAATCATTACGGCTTTAAGGAGTGAAATGGCTACATTAGTAAAAACTTATGTGAAGAACTTGCAGTGTGGAGATAATTTAGTTGTGAATAACAAACCATTCACAGTTAAATACATTGACGGTCCTGACAGCATTGGAACTTATGATGTTGCAGTTGTTGATGAATTTGGAAATTCTCACATTGAACTTGTAACAGGAGTAGTTACAATAACTATGTGATTAATTTTTTTGTTGATGGACAGCCGATCCCACAAGGATCTATGAAAGTCATTAACGGGCATGTGATCCATTCACAAGGATCCGCGCTTGCTAGTTGGCGTTCATCAGTAGCCCTTGCCGCAAAAATGGCAGGTGCAAAACCACATCTTGAACCAGTTGAAATTGAAATGATTTTTACAATGGCGCGCCCCCGCACAGTGACCCGCCCAGAGCCTTCAGTAGCCCCCGATCTGGATAAATTGGTCAGAGCGGTCCTAGACGGGCTTACAGCCATTGCCTACCGTGATGATGGGCAGGTAACTACGCTCACAGCCTCCAAAATCTACGGGGAGCGGGCAGGCGTGAGCGTAAAAGTCGGACCAAAATTGCCACAAAACTTGCTATAAATGTTGCGTATTTCTCCAAACTACCCCTAGAATTTACCCATAAGCCCAAAGGGGCGAAATGGAGGCAAGGAAATGAAGTTAGTACCAACAGATCAAAAAGTAACAATTCAATGGTTTGCTGTTTTGCATGACGGTTCAAAAATGCGCAACACCAAAGGTTTTATTCACTACGCATGGGAAGCAACTTGTTCTTGCGGTTGGGCAACTAATACTGGTGGCGCAATTAAGTCTTGTATTACAACAGAAATTGAAGATCATAAAAAGTATGACCACAATTACAAAATTGTTTGGGGTCGCAACTAATGACTACCATTCACCAAGCCGCACACATTAGTTTTGATCCTGCTAACTATGATCTTGCTGGCGTTTTTGATTTGATGCCAGATGATAAGCGTGAAGATGTTGCGCGCAAAGAAATTGTTAATAAGTTAATTGTTCAAGGTTACAAGTTTTCTAACGGAAGTTTTGGTTGCGGTCATTGCGGCAAAACTATCCGTTACGGCGCACTGATGCTTCACCCATCAACAATGGAAATGCTGTATATTGGGCAACAGTGTTTAACAAACCGCTTTGAAAACATGACTGCGGCAGAATTTAAGAAGTTGCGTGAAAACGCAAGATTAAACACAGAGCGCCGCAACTTAAAAGAACAACGCGCTCAATTTGTTCTTGATAACCCAGTAGTTCAAACATTGATTAATTACATCAATGAAAACTCAACAGGCGAAAAGGCTTTTGGATTTTATGGATCAACATTTCTTTATTCACTATATGAGCAATTCAATCGCAATTGCGCATTGACCGAAAAACAAATGGCATCAATTGAAAGTTCAATTAAGCGTGATGCTGAATTCAAAGCACAACAAAAAATCCGCGAGCAAGAAAAAATTGCTTTAGTAGCGTCTGGCGTTAAATGCCCAGAAGGTCGCGTATCAATTGACGGCGTAGTTCTTTCAGTCAAAACTGTTGAAAGCGATTACGGTATTCAATACAAAATGCTTGTTCAAGATAATGCAGGCTTCAAAATCTGGTCCACAATTCCTCAATCACTTAATTTGGTTGCTGGTATGCAGATCCGCTTTAGCGCCTCAATCACACCAT